TTCATGTGCAAGTAAAACAATAGAACTGAGACCTATACAAATTTATGGAAGCAATGAACAATCTATACCTGAGCCTGTCTTGAGATGAGATATTTAGCTTTATTATTAATGATTAGCACAGCATACGCTGATACAACTTGCACTACCAATAGTTTAGGTGATAGAACTTGTGTTACTACAACAGGCAATATACTTTCTAATTCAACATTTGGTTCAGGCAATACTACGACAACTACAGGTTGGTTGACAACTGGCTCAGATGGCATACATACACATGGTAACTTCGGTACTTTCCCTTATGGTGCAAATATGGACCAAACAGGGGGCGTTTTAGCTTTCGAGGGTTATGTAGAAGACAACGTGTTTCAAGATAGTGCATTAGTTAAACATGGACACCTAACGCAATCACAAATTAATGAGGGATTTACCTCAACTTTGTCAGCAGATGTATGGTTTTGGAACAGCATTGAGAATACATTAACTTTAAAACAAACAATTACAGGATCTGATGGTTCTATCACAACGCAATCTAGAACAATAAATGACCACGATCCAACAAGAAACTTTAATGGTGGCACGTTTACAAACTACACAGATAGCTATATTCAAAGCCCAAACTCACAAACAGACATAACAATAAGAGCCGAACTGTTTAACCAGGGCGATGGTTCAAACAATGATAATTATCATAGAGGTCCTGATGTTGATAATGTTCAGCTATCTATTACAACATTGGGAGAGACTACAAACTGTCAGCAATTAGGTACTTGCACAAGTGTTGGTACAGAAATTACTCAAGCATTTGATGAAATAGATGAAATCATTACAGCTAACATAGAAATGGTCGAGTTCGAGCCAATAGAAGAAATTACATTCATTCCATTTGAAGAACCTGAAATAGTTATGGAAATGATGAGCGAAGTATATATACAAGAAGTCGCAGTAGAAGAAATAAACACAGGTGTTGTAAACGTATTCAGACTAAGCCCACCTGAAGAAATTGTTGAAATAAGCAGTCTACCTGCTATAGAAACATTTGACGAATTGCCTAGTTTAGGCGAGGAGATAAGATATGACAATCAAGAGAACTTCTCGGAAGTCGCAACAGAAATCCAAATTGAAGAAGGCTTCTTTGAAGCAACAGAAAGTTTTGACGACCAGAGAGCAGTTGAAGGAATACAAGAAATCGCAGACTTCTTCTCTGACGAGCCAATCGCCCAAACCCCAACAGAAAGCTCAGACTTCGGAGCAGGGAGCGAAATCGAAACAGAGAGTTTCTCTGAAGCAAACGAAGAAGCCATCGAAAGACCAACTGAAGAACTTGTCGCAACAAGTCAAGGCACAGAACGACCAACAATGGGCGGAGCAAATGAACAAGAAAGCCCAGGTAATGAGGAAAGAATTTCAGATGAAACAGGAACAGGCATGGAAGAACAGCCTAATGAACAAGTTGCTAATGAAAGCGAAACTATTTCTAACGAACCTCAAACAGAAGATACAGTCGTTGCTAGTGAAGAAATAGATGGACCTTCGGGGGTTGCTGAAGAAAATGAGATTGACAGAGAAGGAGAAACAAGAACAAGTCGAGATGGAGATGTTGGAGATGAAACTGATGTTAGAGCAGAAGAAGATATCGAAAGCGGAAATCAAGAGATGGAAGAAGGCAGGAATGAAGGAGTTTCTCCAAGAAGTAATCAAGTTATTACAGTAGAGGCCATAAGAAAAAAGGTCAATGAAACAGTAAAAAGAGTAGATCAGAGATTAACGGCTACATCAATGATAATAGCTAAATCAATGCAATCTAAACAAAACATCAATAATTATTCTAACGTGAACAGTAGCATATTCGACAATCAACTAAACATAGATGGTGGTGATTATTATGAAACTAAAGACTATATTGATACTAGAAATATATATGCAGAAGTTTCTTATGCAAATAACGATGTTGTTCAGCAATATCAAAAGAAAGTGCAAGAGGCTACTGACAAGAGAATAAGAGCAGAAGAACATCTGAGGAGGATCCGTGGATATTAAAACAATAGCGGGAATTGTAGGTTTAGCAATAACTATAGGTGGGTTATTTGTCTATCAAGGACAATTAATTCAGAGAGTTGAAGTGCTTGAAGCTAAGTCTGCCCCAAACATCAAACCATTAGAACAAGACATAGCAATTAACAAAGCTGAAATAGCTGTACTCAAAGCAAAAGTGGACGAAATAAAAGCTCGTTCTGATAATCCATTAGGGAGGTAACAATGTCAAAACCGATAGACAAACAAAAAGAAAAGGAATTTGTTGATGCTTTTGTTGAAGGGCCAACAGCAGGTAACGCAACAGCAATCGCCAAGAAGATGGGATATAAAAGCCCTAGGACTATGGGCGCATATTTCAAAAACAAATATGCTGATGAGATTAGAAAAAGAAATGAAGATAGGATATCGACTGCATCAGTCAGCGCCATTTCTGTACTCAAAGATTTGATGATTAATTCAGAGCAAGATTCTGTCAAATTCAACTCAGCAAAATTAGTAATGGAGCTTGGCGGGTATAGTTCACAAAATATAAATCTCAATGTCGAAAAAGTACAAAACAAAACTGACGAGGAGTTAATACAAGAACTTCAAACCCTGACAACTAAGATCCCAGGGCTTAATAACAAATTATTGAACATTAAGGAGGATCAGGGAGAAGAAATAACAAACACAGTTGATAAAGCCCCTGACAAACCTGAAAAAAGAGTTATAAATTAAGTGATACCAAACTATAACCTAGCCCTCTAAAATGGCAAATAAGCCAAATTAGAAGGCTTTTTTTCTGTCAATCTTCCTTATTATCAGCATTATCGTCATTTTGACTCGTATTTGTCTCAACTAACTTCTGATATCTTTTTTTGCTATAATCTTTGTCATATCCGGGATTGTTTTTATATCTCTCCCTTCTTTGAGCATTGATTCTTTCCCGATTATTTTTTCTGTACTCAGCATGATAATCAGGATTATAGCTTTCCTTATTTTTCTGCTTCCATTTCTCAGGATCTTTTCGATAAATTTCCTTTTTCGGCATGACTAACTCCCAAATGGTTCATCATCTCTTGTTTCAATTACTAGATTGCAATCACCCAAACTATCATCATCTTCTCCTTCGCCTGGATTACACCACAAGACCGCTTTGTAAGTACCTGGCTCAATAACAATTCTCTTTTCTACTTTGAATTTAGAGTTTTGTGTTATTGGTTTTGGCAACTTACCATGCTCCTCAAAGTGCATTGCAAATATCTTCTTAACTCCATTCCATAATTTACCATGAGTTGAGTCGTTAAAAAGTTTTACTGATATAATCTTAGCCATTGTCTCTCTCCTCTAAAAGTTTATATGCTACGTCAAGATCATCTAATGCTCTTACTACTGAGTGTAATGAAGGCAACTTTAACAACTGTTTTTTCAACATTCTAAGCTCGGCTCTATGATAGAGAACATCCATACGATCTCTTATATGAACTATCTTTCCATCGTATGCTAAAGATATTACGGCTTTTTCCTCTTTCTTTATTTGTTTTATTTTGTCTGACATTTTATTCTCCTTTATTTATTAATTTAATTTTACTTATGGCATCAGCAATAACCTTTTTATAATCTTTTGGTTTAGGTTTTACCTTGCCACCATCTAACAATGCTTTTGCATACTCCATAAGAGCAGCATCCACATATTCTTCAAACTCAAGATTGCGCTCATACATCCACAGTTTGTATTCCCAGGGTGTCCACCCTAAAAAATAGGTATACTTGATGTCATAATCGTTATCTTGCTTATTTATGACCATTTGTTGCATAACAACTTGGCATATGTATTGTTCAGGAAAACCATTAACAAAGCACGATCTACCTTTATCAGGACATTTTATTTCAAGACATCCATCGGTATTGATTACACCATCAGGTGTAGCACTAATATCGACCGAGCCTTTATCGGACTTGTAATAATCTTCATAAACAAATCTTTCTGTATCTTGCTCAGACAGGATAAAATCAGGAACTATTTTTTTTACAATGATGAATTTTGCCAAGGCATTTTTCTCATTGATTCTCCCATATTCCACCCTGTCATAATTGTAAGTAATAGGTTCTACAACCCCGTCTCTATCAAGCCCTAACTGTGTATTTCTAGCTTTATACTTGCCATACACATAGGTTTGAGCCATAGAGCCACGAAGCCTATACCTATTCACAAGCGCTACCTAATTCAAATGGATCAGTATCGTCATTGATGTCGCCATCTTTGAGCTTTTTCTCAATAACTGCTTTCTTATCTTTAGGTGTTTTTGCATCATCAACGTCTTTAACATGCTTATCTTTAATATCTTTTTTTGTCTCATGTGTTGGCACATTCTTTCCCTCATCTAAATCATCTCTAGTTTCGAGATTCAACACATTCAAAAATCCATATTTTCTTGCATAAGACATCCCTTTTCCTGAAGCATGATCGTTTAAAGAAAAGTGTGAAGATGTGCAAACCTCAATAAATTCACTTGGATTATCAAGATTTACTATCTTCATGTGGCATATCATTGTCGCATAGTCCATGCCTTTACCTTGTGTAACTATTGGCTCATCAAACGTACAAACAGGATATAATCCCGCTTTTCTCAATGCTTCCATAGCGACCAGGCTTACTGAGTCATGAGATAAAGGGTTCCATCTAACACCTTCAGCTTTTGACTTTGTTACAGTATCAGCAGATTTTGAAGCATCTGCCAACTTTTCATATATATTTTTCATATCTCACCTCTGTTAAATTTTACTGTCTAAATATTTATGAAATACCCAATTTCCTTCTAATGAAACATCTATTGCTGTTCCGTCTTTAAGAATTTTAAGCACTCTATATTGAGACTGATCTTCATCTTGCTCAGAAAAGATATGTCTGTTTGTGTCTATCTCATCTATGCTAGTTGTTTCTGTTTTTTTCCATACATCTATTTTCATTTTTATCTCACATTTATTAGTTACAAGAAATGGTACTACAAGATTGTCGCAAAAGAAACACTTGACACAGATTTTTTTCATGTTTAGTATAATTGATATTAATACAGTAATTATATAACTAATATTACTATATTATTATATTTATATATATTTACATATATATACATATATAAATATATAAATAAATATATAGTTATATATATTTAATTAGAGTAGGTAGTTTTGTTATGGCTAATTTTTCTACCTACTCTTTAGGGTGAGGTTATGAAACAAGAAGAATTTGAAACATTGATGAGCCGGATGGATGAAACCTATGCAAGTCAGCCAAAAGTAAACGATACGCAAAAAAGCGTATTCTTTGCTGCGCTCAAGGATCTGAACTACAAAGATGTGGTTGTAGCTTTCATAGAGCATACAAAAGTAGACCAATGGAAACCAAGTGTACCCAAGCAACTACTTATGCACATGCCAAAAAATGAGTCTTTATCTAAAAGATTTATTATGAATTTTTTTGACAGGAAACCAATTACTGATTTAGTGGCTGTAAAAGTTTTAAAAATTATGGGGCATGACAGACTCAGGAAGTCTTTAGAAAAAGATTTACCTGAAATCGTAGAAGAATTTGATGAGCTTTATAAAGCCCGAAAGTTTAAAGAAAGCAGAAAAAAATTACCTGATGTTATCAGCACGACTGCGAGGGCATTGCAATGGAAGAAATGAGATTCAGCGAAATTGATATCGAGGAAGATTTTAGACATCCATATCGTGAAGCCACAAGAAATTACACAAAAGCACAAGTAGAAAAATCTATGTTGCAATTAAAGTACACACAGGTCTACAAAGATGTTTTTGAAACAACACCTGGAACACAGAAAGTTAAAGATTTAAACGCAAAAACAAGCGAAAAAGCTGTTGAATTACAAGAACTTATGATTGAGTGCGACAGAATTATGGATGAAAGCAGGGGCGTCAAAGATGAACTTGATCTTACGGAACGAGTGTTGAGAATCAAAAGCTATGCTTACAAAATAGAATATGATTCATATATAAAAACTTAGCAGGAGAAAAAAATGAGTGAAAGCCAACAGAAAATGATATTAGATATACTAGCAACGGGCCAAAGAGTAACTGTTCTACAGTTATCTACGAAACCAGTATATTCAATGTACGGAGGGAAGCGAATCTCCGAACTAAAAGAGAAAGGTATAAACATTAAAGACCATTGGGTGGATGCAGAAAACGGCAAAAGATACAAAGAATATTTTTTGCCAAAATCAGAGATTAACAAGTTAAAACGAGGCACAAAAGATGGGAAAAGTAAAAAGCGAACTGCTTGATTGGGAAGCTGAAAGCCAAGAAGCTATTGATGATCCTCAAGCCATTGCTTGGTATGAAGCTAACTTTGTAGAATGTATGGAGCAACAGTCTGATGAAAGGTTTTTGAAAAATCTTGAATTAGGAAAAGGAGACAGGCAAAGACCTGTTACTAATCCTAAGAAGTTTAGAAAGAACTTTGATGAAATCTTCAGAAAAAAAAAGAAGGAGGGCAACAATGATAGACAAGATAAGCGAACTGATTGACACAATTCCAGATACAGGCAAAATGGTCCTGATTATTAGTATCATTTGCATCTTCTGGGATGTTGTTCTTGGCTTATAGGAACAAGAAGTTATTGAAATCATTGAGAGAGTTGCCATGTATGAGTTGCGGTGTTTCAGATGGAACAGTTTGTGCAGCACACAGTAATCAGGTAGCCCATGGGAAAGGCACAGGATTAAAAGCACCTGACTCTATGGTTGCAGCGCTTTGTCATAAGTGTCATTACGAATTGGATAATGGTAAATCGTTGAGCAAAATTGAACGAAAAGAAATGTGGAATAATGCGTACATCAAAACAATGAAAGCATTAATTGAGAAGGAGAAACTAATTGTAAATGATTGAGATAGAAAACGCAGTACCAATCCCTACATCATCAGGTGCAACAAAGCATAAAGAGATGTATAAAGTTTTTGATAAGATGGAAATACAGCAATCTTTTGTTGTAGATGACATGAAAAAGATAATATCATTAAGGATGTATGCGAAAAAACATAATAAAAGAATACTTTATAGAAAGCTCAAGCCTGTGAATTTCCGGGTTTGGCGTGTTGGATAACAAAACACGGGAGACATATGAAAGCTGACTTACTTGCTTTACTTACTAGCAAATCTCCATCATTTGAGACAAAATCCGCCAACCATGATGCAATAACAAGTGAGGATATATCCCACTTTCTTGGAACACGAAACTTAGATAGCAGAGAATATGACCTACTAATGGCTAAATACTGCGACAATTCTTACTCTAGCTCGTTAGTTTTCGATGATATTTACCAGGATGTCTTCGATATTTTCATAAAAACGATTCCGGCAAGTGAGTTAAAAAGAGACAGATACTTGCTTAGAAACTTTATTAACCTCGCATTGAGAGAAATTATTTTAACAGTTTGCCCATTTTGTCATGGCCAAGGAGTTATCAAAACAAAAGGCAGTATTGACAAATGTTATCATTGCGAAGGCACGGGACAGTTTATTTATGACAAAGATAATCGACCAGAGTTCCTTGGTATCGACAAACAAGAATACAAGAAATACGAAAAGCCATACATGGAAACTCTTGAAATGGTCAAAAACATAGAAATAAATGCCCTGGCTAAGATTGGTGATGAGTAAAAGAAAACCATTAAGTCCTAAAAGAAGGTTCGACATACTCGAAAGAGACAACTTTACCTGCCAATCATGTGGCGCAAAGCAATCAGATGATGTCTTACTAGAAGTGGATCACATTGAACCTGTGTCAAAGGGTGGTACAAACGACATAGATAACTTAGTAACTCTTTGTTATAAATGTAATCGTGGTAAAGGCGCAAGGATTCTAGGCGAAAAACAAGCCGTAAAACTAGAAGAATCAAGAGTCGATGAAATGCATAAAAAAATGCAACAAAAAAAGGACTACATAAAATACAAAGAAAAATTAAAAAAACAGGAAAATGTAATGCATTTGGAAGTTATGAAAAAAATGACAAAAATCTTAGGTGCATATGAAACGAAAGATGGGTATTTCCAATATACAGTAGCAGAGAAAGGGAAAGAATGGCTATTTAATTTGCAAAAAAAATATGGGTTCGAGGATTTAGTTGATGCATTATACGACTGTGAACATTTAGCATTAGTTACCGACACAAAAGAAATGACTCACGATGAATTGACAAAAGTCAGGGTAAAAAAATTGCCACAATTCTATCAACAGGTCGAAAAATACTTGATGAAAGTACAGTACAGAAAAAAACCAACGATAGGTAGTCGCCAAAGATGGTTGTCAGGCATTTTAAAAAACAGATTAAATGATTATGATTCTTGGGAATATACAAAAGATGTAGCATATGCCATAAGAGACATAGAAAAGAGAGAAGATAAAATAAGATTTTTTGATGAACTTGCAATTCCTCATGCAGAAGATATAGCAAAAGGATCAAGTTATGACTCCTGGTATGAAGAATACATGGGTTTATCTAATAATTTTCTCAAAAAACATGAAAATAATTGATTTATTTAGTGGGATTGGTGGATTTAGTTTAGGTTTAGAGTCTACAGGTGGGTTTGAGACCATACAATTTGTCGAAAATGAATCATGGTGTCAGAAAATATTAGCAAAGAACTTCCCGGAAGTTCCTATTGCAGGAGATATAAGAGAATATGAAGGACAAAGAGCAGATGTCGTTGTGGGAGGATTCCCATGCCAACCTTTCTCAGTCGCAGGTAAAAGAAAAGGTACAAGAGATGATCGCCACCTCTGGCCAGAAATGTTACGAGTCATCAAAGCATGTAAACCAAGATGGGTTATTGGCGAAAATGTCAGGAATCTTACTTCAATCCAAGACGGCATGGTATTCGAACAAGTGTGTACTGACCTGGAAAACGAAAACTACGAAGTGCAGCCGTTTGTTATTCCAGCTTCAGCAGTCAATGCTCCCCATCAAAGATATAGAGTCTGGATTGTGGCACACTCCGACAGCATCAGGAATCAGTCCAACTTACGAGAAACGAGCAGGAAAGGGCAAAAAGAGAAAACATCCAATACCGAATCTAGCAGCAGAAGTAATGGAGGGAGTGCCTTATCAGGTTCAAGTAGAGATAAGAAACAACCCACAAATGTGGCGCACTCCAACAACAATGGACAGCAAAGAGGACTCTTTGAAACACGCAACCAAACTATTACAAGGCAAAGGAGTAAGATCATCAGGAGAAATGGTGCAAATATGTTTGGTGGATCAAGTAATGATGGAAGAAATCAAGCAGAATCCACAATTAATGGACCAATACAAAGACCATATCATGATGATGAGACCGAATTTACCACCACAGAAAGACTTTGTGGAGTATCTAAGGACTCAAACGAGCATAAAAACACTCTCAGAGCAAACGAATATCAAGAAAACCACGATAGAACATTGGTTCAGGAAAGACAACAAGGGGTTCAGTCATCCGAGCATACAAGATTGGGAGACAATAAAACCACTTCTAAAGGAAATAAAGTTCGACCAGGAGATGACACAATTACAAGAGATAGAGTGGAAACCACAACAGATGTGGCAAACACCCAATGCGATGGACTCACTACCACCAAGGAGCGAGGAAGCATTGAAGAAGCAGTACGAGAAGAATCGCAAGGGCAGAACAGAACACTCGACACTCAGGGAGCAAGTAATTTATCCGAAACCAAAGGAAATGTGGCCAACTCCAACGACACAGGAGATAGAACATCCGAACATGAAACTCAACGACAAGGGCAGAAGATTGACCAAAGACGGGAAGAACTCACACAGTTTGAATCTAGCCGACTCTGTGCAGATGTGGCCAACTCCAACAGTTGGTTGCGTAGAGGGAGGAGAGCAATCAAGCCGAGTAGAGAGAACCAAGACAGGAAGTTATATTCTGCGCAAGAAGAACAAGCCACAAAATACATTCGGAGCAAAATTATCAGACGCAGTTCTTTACGAGGAAAAACAGAAGATGTGGCCAACTTTAAGATCAGCGAAAGGGATGCACTTCAAACTAACAGAGAACATGGAGAAACTACACCACAAGAAGTATTTAGAGACAGAAGTGGCATACAGAGACAAACCTCGTGGTGGTCATCTGAACCCCGAGTGGGTAGAGTGGCTTATGGGGTTTCCGATAAAGTGGACAGACTTAAAGGATTAGGTAATGCGATTGTGCCACAGATTGCTTATCAGATAGGACTTGCAATAATACAAACAGAAGATGAACAAACTTAAATGGACTAGCTCACTAATCCTCTCTTGTGGGTTAGTCTTGACATCATTTAATATCTATCCGATTAATCTTTATG